CCTGACTTGGCAAGGGTCTGGCCCAGCCGCTTACCGCCAAACTGAGCATCGCGACCATAAGGCAGTGATTTGATAAGCCCCTTCTGCAACCAAGGTGTAGGTCGATCAAGCGACAGCTTCATATCTTGTAACTGAGCAGCGTGAACATCGTTCACCGTTTCGCTCATCGCCCCAACAACAGCCTTCTCAATCAGACCAGGCATCTCCATCAGGAGAGCAAACTTCCGATCCAGATCGCTGGTGTCAAGTTTAACCGCTAACATTATTCTTCCTCGAACTCGCCACACCAATTGAAGGGTGAGGTCACTGGGTTAAAGAACTTGGCGCGACCTTCGTTGTCCATATTAGTAAACACAGGAGGGAACCTTTTGCAGAACCCATGCGTCCCAGATGGACTTCCATAAAAGAAGTGGCATCCTGCACATGAGTCATCATTATTTTTAGTCATAATCTTCCTTTCCGCATATCTAATTCTATATCACCAGAGGTTCAATGACAAGTGGTCAGGACACCCCGCAGGACAGAGTGGACAAGTGGACAACACCTATAGGTGTGTTGTCCTGTCCGTCCACCCCTGCCTACCTTGCCCCCACCTTGTCCACCTTCTTGTCCACCCCCCTCTAAAAACGGCAGAAAAGCGTCACTTTAACTGGACAAATTCTTTTTTGTCCACCTTTGTCCACCCTTGTCCACCCCCTATTTATAGTCACTTCTTGAAATCATCATGGCAGTTCTATTTTCAGGACAAATTACCACCCAACCATGCTCATGTCTGCTCACCATTTCGCTCACAACGAGCGTACCAATCAGCCTACTGGTTTGGCTCTCCTGACACATCTTCTTTGCCGCATCTTCATTCTTAGCCAAGCCCTCTTTCATGATATGTTCTATCAGGGCAGAGCGAGATAGATACGGCTTGTCATCCTTAACTTCACAGCCAGACTTGTGCCAAGCACCATCAAATATCTTGAAATAGTTTGTATGCTTTGCCTCTTTGCGTGTCTCAGGCGGAGCATCAGTCTGGACAATGACAGCACTGGACACAGGCTCACCATCCTCATCAAGCCAGCCGTTAATCTGTACAAGTTCCAATGCAGCATAGACAGTCTTTGCCTCTTCAGCATCCTTGGACTTGCGCTGAACGATCTGGATGGGTCCGTCGCCCTTAGCTGGCACAACACTGATCTCTATCTCCAACGCGCCCTTCCATGCTGACGATCCACGCGCTCTGTGCTGTGCCTCGTCTGACACGCCAGTGTGATGGACCAGGATAATACTGCAATTGAACTCACGCATAAGAGCAGCACAGGCATCGATCATTGTTTTGGCATCTTGGGCGCTATTCTCGTCGCCGCTCAGGAACCTGTGCAGAGTATCTACCACAATAACCTTTGGAACCTCTGGCAGCGCCCTGATAGCCTCGACCACCTTCATGTAGCCCTCCGGCGTGTTGAGATCACAGCCAGCCTTTGACAGCCACATATTGATGCCGGACACCCCGTGATGCTGTTTCCATGCAGCGATACGCGAACGCAAGCCATGATGACCTTCGCCAGCCAGATAGACCACTGGACCGCTCTTAACCCTGTGTCCGTTCCAAATGGGAATACCAGAGGCTATGTGCAGACACCAATCAAGGGCCACGAAGGTCTTGCCGCCACCTGACGGACCGTGGATCATGATAAGGGCATCTTCCTGTATCCAGTGCTTGACCATCCACTTAATCGGGGCTGGCTTTGTACAAAATTCGTCGGCTGGAATAAGCCAATCCGAAACTGGTGGAATCAGAAGGACTGCAAGATCGCCACCCCAAGCCACATAGTCGTTCGCATCGCCCTGGGTGGGCGGCATTATGGTCCGCGCCCCAAACTTAGCTGATGCTTGGTCAGCATACTTCTGACCTGTGTTGGACGCATCATTATCAGCCACAATCACAATCTCTTGGGTTGGTCCGTACTTCTCCCGTGCTGATCCGGTGACAGGCACAAGGTTGGACGCAGAATAGGCTACTATGCATGGGCGACCTGTTACTTGGTGGATGGTGGCTGCTGTGGCGTAGCCCTCAGCTATATACAGAACGCCATTGTCATCCATTGTCCCGACCATCCATGAGCAGCCGCCTGTCTGGCCCCCTGCATGGTAAAGCTTGCCACCTTCATGATCAATGTACTGGAGCGAGGATAAAGTGCCGTTGGGATTGTACAGAGGCACAACCAGCCGTCCGTCACCTGTCACCCTTGCACCGTTAACGCCTATGCCCTTGCGGGATAAGTAGGGATGATCTTGGTGCGCTGCTGCCGCTTCTGCCCATATCTTCTCGACGGTGTTAGATGCCACCTCCCGCGATTTGGTTAGTTCAGCGTCCCGCGTGGCCTTAGCCTCGTTCATGCGACGAAGGTTAGCCATTTCCTCAGATGATGTTAGTTTGCGTCCAATGTCCGCCCTCCAGGTCATCTCCATGCCAGCCCTCCAGCAGCCAAAGCGGCCAGCGGGTACGCCATCAGCGTATGCAACATACCAGCCGGACTTGTCGTGGCCCGACTTGCCCTTGCTACCCGAATTGAAGCGGTGCATCTTGCCATCAAGAACAATGTCTTTTGGTGGTGTTAGACCGCCCTGCTCTATGGCATCGCGAAGCTGTAGTTCCGGTGGGTCTGCTTTAATCTCTGCTGGTGGTGTCCATGAACCGCCAAATATATTTGTTAGATCAGCCATTATTCCCCTTCCCCAATCAAATAACGCGCCAACCTATTCAGCGTGTCGATCTTGGGGTTGTCTTCCTTGCCATCCCTAATACGGGTTACGGTGTTGACATGAAGGCCAGTGCGTTCAGCCACAACCTTGGGGCGTCTATCCAACAGCCCTTCTTTAATCCAGCTTATTTCGACCACTGACTATCTCCTTTTTAATGTGATTTTTCCCCTTTACATAGCTGGCGTGTGGCTGTAAAGGCAATTCCACGCACTAACTGGATTGTCCGATTTGTGCTGAAACGAAAGGAGCCTTCGATGGCTATTAATCTGAAGAAGACCGGAGGGCTAACCGCCAATGGCGTTAAGCTACTCGTTTACGGTCAGGCAGGATCAGGGAAGACATCTCTTATCCGCACACTGCCAAACCCAATTGTCTTGTCGGCAGAAGGTGGGCTGTTGTCCATCCAAGATGCTAATCTATCTTACATTGAAATTAAGAACATGGAAGATTTACGCGAGGCGTATGCGTGGTCCAGGGACAGCGAAGAAGCGGCTGGCTTTGAAAGCGTTGCACTCGACAGCATTAGTGAAGTGGCTGAGGTTGTATTGCAGCATGAACTGCGCACTAACAAAGATGGCCGCGCTGCCTATGGTGAACTTAACACGGTAATGCAGGAACTGATCCGTGCGTTCCGTGATCTCCCTGGCAAGCATGTCTACATGAGCGCCAAGCTAGAGAAGTCCACCGACGAAATGGGCAAGTTGCTTTACAACCCATCGATGCCAGGGAAGTCTCTGACGCAGGGTCTGCCCTACTTCTTTGACGAAGTGCTTGCCCTACGGGTCGAGCGTGATGCGGACGGCAATAGCCAACGCGCCATTATGTGTGACAGCGATGGTCTTTGGCTGGCTAAGGATCGTTCAGGCAAGTTAGACGCTTGGGAATCGCCTGACCTTGGTGAGATTATTCGTAAGATTGGAGGTGTGTCGTGACCCTTTACCAACAATGGCTAACCGCCAAAGCCGCAGAAGCTGACGCAACCGCAAAGCGCCGTGAACTGGAGGATCAGATGGTGGCGCAGTTTAACGTCCCATCTACCTTGGATAAGACAGCCAACTTTGAGGCCGACGGCTATAAGATCAAGATCGAAGGCCGGATCAATCGCAGGATCAACAGCGATAAGCTGCAAGAGATCGCGGCAGAGCATGGGTTGCTTGCACATCTAGAATGCCTTTTCCGGTGGAAACCGGAGATCAATGCGGCAATCTGGAAGTCTACTGACCCAGCAATTACTACCCCACTACTCGACGCCATTACATCTACACCAGGGCGTCCATCATTCACTATCGTAGCAAAGGATTAAGACATGGCATTTTTAGGTGAAACATTTTCGACAGACAGCCTCCCCGTTTCAGATCGTTCGTATGATTTGATTCCAGAAGGCTGGTATAACGCCACTATAACTAAGGCTGAACTGAACAACACAAAGTCAGGCACAGGTCAGAAGATTGACATGCGTTATGATATCACTGGCCCGACGCAGCAGGGCCGCGTTGTTTTTGGCACAGTCAATGTCCGCAACCAAAGCCAGAAGGCTGAGGAGATTGGTCGGCAGCAGCTTGGTGAGATCATGAGGGCTGTTGGCTTGGCTAAGATAAACGACAGCGATGAACTTATCGGTGGGAGCATTTGCATCCGCGTTAAGATTCGCCAGCCGACAGCACAAGACATAACAAATGGCTATGGCGATGCCCGTAATGAAGTTGGCGGGTTTAAGTCGGCTAGTGGCGCATTGCCACAGGTAACATCTTCTCCAGAGCCTACCGCTCAACCTGGCGGCGCAAAGCCACCTTGGGCCAAGTAAACAAAAACCCCCGCTCTATCACTAGGGCGGGGGAGTTTTGTGTAGAAAAGGAGAATACAATGAGCAAACTGCCCGATCCAGTTAATACCATCGCAACGATGATAGATCAATACCATTCAAGAAAACCATCAAAGCCACGCCCTCACATGGGTGTAAGCCTCTTGGGACATCACTGCGATAGGTGGCTTTGGATTAATTTTCGCTGGGCAGTTGTAGAAGATTTTGATGGCCGGATACTGCGCTTGTTCCGCCGAGGCCATAAAGAAGAAGATACAATCATTCGCGACCTTCGCAACATTGGCATTGACATTAGATCAAGCCAGAGGCGCGTCGATTTCGGACACCATGTCAGCGGCAGTCTGGATGGCGTGATCGAAAGCGGTGTGCCAGAGGCTCCCAAGGCAAGGCATGTGGCAGAGTTTAAGACGCACTCAAAGAAGTCGTTTGATGACATGGTCAAGAACGGTGTCGAGAAATCCAAGCCCATGCACTATATCCAGATGCAAGTTTATATGCACGGGACCGAGATACAACGTGCGCTTTATCTGGCAGTCTGCAAGGATGATGACCGCATTTATACAGAGCGCGTAAAGTACGCTAGTAGCGTAGCAGAGGAAGCCATCATCAAGGGCAAGCGTATTGCTATGTCCGACAGGATGCCTGAGCCTGTCAGCGCCGACCCTAGTTGGTATCAGTGCAAGTTCTGTCCGGCCCATAGCTTTTGTCACAAGCAGGAACCGACCAAGCGGGTTAACTGCCGCACCTGTGCGCATAGCACTGCAATGGCGGATTCCACATGGCGTTGTGAGCGTCACGATGCAGATGCTATCCCAGAGGATTTTCAGCATCAGGGCTGCGATGACCACATTCTTCACCCAGACATGGTCCCGTGGGTCATGGAAGGCTCAGACGATGGTCACAGCGTCAAGTGGAAGATTGGCGACAGGTGGGTTGTCAATGGCGAGGGTGGCTACAAAAGCAGCGAGATACTTGCCAACCCAGAGGCTCTGGATGATCCTGTGGTTCTGTCGGTTAAGGCGCTTTTCCCTGACGCAGAGGTGGTTGGCTGATGCTTAGGCCATACCAACAACGCGCCATAGATGATCTATATAAGTGGATGATATACAACAAAGGCAACCCATGCTTGGTGCTGCCTACGGGATCAGGCAAGAGTCATATTGTTGCTGCATTTTGTAAGAATGCTGTGCAGAGTTGGCCTGACACTAAAATTATGATGCTGACCCATGTAAAGGAACTGATTGAACAGAACGCCGAAAAGATGCGCCAGCATTGGCCTGGTGCGCCTATGGGTATCTATTCGGCTGGGATGCGCAGAAAGCAGCTTGGCGAACCCATAACCTTTGCTGGCATTCAGTCGATCTGGAGCAAATCTAACCGTGTAGGCCATATTGACATTTGCATCATCGATGAATGCCACTTGGTCAATCATAAAGCTATTGGCATGTATCGGGCGTTTCTGGATGCGTTACTGGTTATCAATCCATTGATGCGAGTGGTTGGGCTGACGGCAACGCCGTATCGGCTGGGGCATGGCCTGATTACGGATAAGCCAGCAATCTTTGATGATTTGCTTGATCCGGTGACCATTGTAGAATTGATCCAGAAAGGTTTTCTTGCCCCGCTAAGGTCTAAGGTAACCAATACCAATTACGATCTATCTAGCGTCCACAAGCGCGGCGGAGAGTTTATTGAGAGCGAACTGCAAGCTGCCGTCGATACTGACGAGAACAATGACAGTGTCATCAAAGAAGTGATCGCCTTGGCCGAGGATCGCAAATCTTGGCTATTCTTCTGCACTGGTGTTCACCATGCTCACGCCATAGCAGATTCGCTTAGGCGCGAAGGGATCAGTGCCGCCTGTGTGACAGGAGAAACACCAAAGGCAGAGCGGGAGCAGATACTGTCCGACTTTAAGGCTGGAAAGATACGGGCGCTGACTAACGCCAATGTTCTGACCACTGGCTTTGATGCGCCGAACATTGATCTGATTGCCATGCTGCGCCCGACGATGAGCGCCAGCCTGTATGTCCAGATGGCTGGTCGTGGCATGAGGTTGAAGGAGCATACGGACCATTGCTTAGTGCTTGACTTTGCCGGAGTAGTGCGGACGCATGGGCCAATCATTGATGTCACCCCACCTCAGCGCAAGGGTGAGGAGGGGCGAGGGGCGGGTGAGGCTCCGGTTAAGGTCTGCGACAACTGTGATGAACTGGTGGCTATCAGTGCCAAGGAATGTCCGGCTTGTGGCATGGCGTTTCCTGAGCCTGAGAAGGTTGTCCTGAAGCTGCATAATGATGATATCATGGGTGTATCTGGGACAGAGATGGTTGTCACTGGATGGCTCTGGCGTAAGCACACAAGCAAAACCAGTGGCAAGGATATGCTAGCTGTGTCATATTACGGCCAGTTAAGTGATCCAAGTGTAACTGAGTATCTGCCCGTGACACATGAGGGATACGCAGGACAAAAGGCCATAACGCAATTGGTCAAGATAGCACAAGGCGCGGGGGCGACATTTAATGGCGCAGATTCGCTTGAAGCTTGGGCAGATTGCCTTAATAATGGCAAACCACCAATTGTGATTAGCTATAAGCGTGACGGTAAGTACCATAGGGTTTTAACAAGGGAATGGAATAATGAAGCGTTTGCCTAAGCCAGACTTTTTAATGCAGTATGAGGAATGGATCAACGCTGGTCCGCCCCAATGCTGCCACACTTGCGACCACTTTTCTGGTAACGGAAAGTGCTTTAAGTTTGACATGTACCCGCCAGTTGATTTTGTTAACAGCCAAGGGCAGTGCGCCGCTTGGTCCTCGGAGGTTCCGTTTTGATAGACATATTTCCTTCAGAGCATTACGAACAGGCACGGCTGGTTATGTGGTTTCGCCAGACCCACAGACCAATGCGCATATTTGCAATTCCAAACGGTGGACTTCGATCAAAGGCATCTGCTGCTAGGCTTAAAGTTGAAGGTGTAAGCCCAGGGGTTCCTGATCTGTTTATTCCAGAACTCAAGCTTTGGATCGAAATGAAGCGAGTCAGAGGCGGCAGATTATCGCCAGAGCAAAAAGATTGGATAAATTATCTTGCATCTAAAGGATACACATGCTTTATTTGCGCTGGCGCTGAAGACGCCAAATTACAAATAACTGATTATATTAAGGATTATAAAAATGCGACCTGATATACGACATAAAGTACGCCATCTTTGTAGCTACATTTCTGACAGAAGCTCGGTGTTAGCGCACATTAATCGGGACTATGGCACATCGTATAAGATGAGCGACCTGACTCATGCGCTCACTTATTTTCCAGCCACAAGCAAGCGCAGGAACACAGATGAAGACGCGATTCCTTTAGCGCCACCAATCTCAACGCACAATGGCCGTGGATACGATCCGTTGGCGATTGCGCTGTTTAAATATCATGCAGCGCGGACAGAGGGCGACGAAAAACGGTACTGGAACCAGAAATTAGCAAGGGTATTTTGATATGACATTGATCGAACTTAGAGGCGTTGTTGCGGATCACGTTGAGATGACGCACGGCAACGTAGAATTTATTCGCCAGATTAGAGATGGTGAGCAAGATGATGGCCCGTTTATAAAGGGTGCTTTAGCAGTCTGGGCAAAGTTCATGGAAGGCTTGCAACCAGCGCCGGAGGTATTGGCAGATGATTAAAATAGGAATGGCCCCACGGGGCAGGGCTTATCGCGTCAGTTCAGAGAATTCGTTTCCGCTACGGAACTCAGAGGGCTTGACATATGCGGAGGTCAAACGCCGCAAGGAACAGGAAAAGGGCAAATGACCGACGAACAAATATTTTTAGATAAACTTCGCGGTATGTGGCGCGGGGCTATTGAGGCAGATGGTGGGCATTGCCCATGTTGCGATAGGTGGGGTAAGATTTATCCACGCAGCCTTAACGAGACTATGGCTAGGTCATTGGTATGGCTGGCACACCACAGTTCTAATGGTGATTGGGTTGATATACCCCAGCGCGGTCCTCGCTGGCTTGTCCGGTCAAATCAATTGCCTACACTGCGATGGTGGGGATTAGTTGAACGCTTTGAAAC